CGGCTCCTCGCCTTCAAGGAACTTATATATATTGTTAACAATGTGCCAATGTGACTTATTGTAGTATTCCCATACCGGCATATCTCCAACTCTTACCTCACTGAATACATGATTTTCGTAATATACTTTCAGATCCCATACTCTATATGATTCTGTTGGTATTTCAACTATTCGATATTTCTCTGCACCTATCATGTTAAAAAAATCTATCCCGTGGCTTGCAGTATGCAGCCATCCCTTGTTGAATGCACATGTAGCATATGTCGGCGTTCCATATTGTCTGAGATAATTATAATATGGTAAACACCTCCTAGTGTAGTTCACGGCAAGATTAATACCTCTGTCTTTGTATAGCTCCACAATCTCCCGGGCTTGCTCAATGTTGGTGCAGATAGGTTTTTCAACAATGACGAGTTTTAGCGGGTATTCTGCCAACTGCTTGAGTATATCGTAGTGGGCGTCGTCATTTGTGGCTACAACTGCAACATTAACTCCGTCAATTTCTATTGCATGGTTAATGCAACAATAAGCGGCTCCTTCCCATGCTTCTATTGCTTTTATGCTTTTCTCCCTATCTTTGTCATAAAATCCGCATAGTTCAAATCCCGGATGCTCCATTACCGCATGAGCAAAGGAAATTATTTTGTGCTCGTTCCCGCTACCAGGTGCATCACTCATACAGCCTTGATTACCGCAGCCTATTACAATAGTATTATACTTTTTTCTTTGGTTTGTTTCTTGAGGAAGACTTCCTTGTTTTACTCTTTGACTGCACATTCTTCTTTTCGCTCCCTTTATTATTATTTTTCTCGGCATTCATAATGCCTACCGGTGTCTCTATCTTTGTCGAGGTGCTGTTTAATATAGATTTCTCCATAATACTCAAAGTCTTGTAAGATTCCTCCAACTCCTGAAAATAATCCTTTCGTTGTACTTTGCTTATTTTTGCATATTCTCCCGGATACGTATTAATTAGATTTATGACGTCCCTGCAAGTCAAAGCAAGATTATAACCTTGCTTTTCGAACCCATATATCCAGCGGATAAATTCGAGATCCTCAGGCGCATCCAGAGTGACTTCAATATCCGGTCTAAATTCCGGACAAGGTGCATCCCAATTTTGCACCTTGTAATTTTGCTTTCCTTTGGGGTTCAAGTACATCCATGTACTGCAATGTTGACGGTCAATATCGTTGTCGACTTCTTTATTTACACGTTCTAGTGCTTCTTGGCTGAATATCCTTATGCCATATCCCCGCGGGAATGTGCGTTCGATTATATTGCTTGTCATATCGCAATCGCTGCTTAAATGCATGTTTATAAGTGTGTCTATGTGGTTCCAATCAATCAGCGGACAATCAGCAGTAATTTCACAAATAATATCCACATTGTACTGTCTGGCTGCATTTAATACTCTATCAAGTACATCTTCTTCGCTTCCCCGAAAATAATTACAGCCTAGCTTTTCGCATAGGCTTATTATCGGGTTGTCGATTTCATTTGTCGTGGTAGCAACTATTACATCATCAACGCAGCTTGCCCTCACGCGCTCTATTACTCGTTGCAATGTTGTCTTTCCGCATATATCAATTAATGTTTTGCCAGGTAGTCTACTACTTCCCATTCTTGCTTGTATTATTGCTGCTATTTTCATTTATTATCATCCTCCAAATACATTTTTATATCTTCCCACAAATCATCACAAATGCATCTTTTAGCACAAATATCGTTAATATGTAACATGCACTTTGTTGTATAATTTGAAAGAATGTTTATAAATTATATCATTTGACTTATGTCTAATAATGGTAATATATTTTTCTTTTCAAATTGTAATTTGATTTCAGATATATCAACGATTGATTTAATAGTTATTCCTTCTATTCCTCTTATTCCTCTTATTTTTTTTATTTCAATTTTTATAACACAAATTCTATCATTCAATAAATCATAAACAATATCAAAGGGAATAGGTTCCCATAAGTTATTTAATTTTTTTTTGGCATTTTCGGACAATTCATTTAACTGATTTATTGTTATTCTTCTTTTGAATTCAAACATTTTCCCATACTCCTTACTTTTACACAATAAAAAAAGAGTCACCTACACCGTTATAGTGTAAATGACTCTCTTGTAACTTAAAGTTATCTTGGAATTCTTTTTTATTAAATTTTACCGCGCCGCGCCGTGCCGTGCCCTGCCCAGCCTAGCCTTGCCCCGCCTTGCCTTGCCAATATTTATTAGACAGCAATTTTTTCAATTGCCTCAAATACCCCTTTAAATATCATCAAATTTTTAAATTTTTGCCTGAATGCCTGTAGTTCACTTATTCCTTGCATTATAATTTGTTGCTTATAATATTCATCACTCATTGCATTTTCAAAAGTAACATATTTTTTCTTTTTGTTCATTTCATCACTTTTAACACTTACAAATGCTCTTGTTTTAATTTCTTCTTCGGATTCTTTTACAATTTCAACTAGAACCAAATGACGAATGATTTCTTTTGCTTGTACTTCTCTATAGCCTTCTGCTGCTTTTTTGTCGTTCCATTCAAAACATTTATGTAAAACTGTCTTTTCATCTCTTGATTCTTCGACAACTTTTTTTGCATCCATACCATTGTATTTTTTTTCTATTCTTTCTAGTTCTTTTCCAGCAATTTCAGCATCTATATTATAATTATCAATTGTCCATCTATATATCATTATTATCGCTCCTTTTTATTTAATCCTTGCCGTGCCACGCCGCGCCGTGCCAAGCCGCGCCCCGCCGCGCCATGCCTTGCCACGCCTTGCCAAACATTAATTAAATTTCATCATTGCTTGCTATATGGAATGTACCGTGGGAGCCTTTTTTTTCTGGTCGCCAATCACCTATTCCCACTGAAAATCCGGCATAGTTTATTAGATTGATGACTTTTTCTTTTGGAAAAACATCTTTTGAACATATTATATCAAAAGTCATTCTCCAATTTTCAAATTTGCCTCTATATCTTATATCTGCACCGCCAGTTGAAGGAATTCTTGTTACCGATTCGTCCATTACCGGAACGCAATCTTTTATTTCGATTAAACTTTCCTTTATATGAAAAAATCCCAATGCCGTAACAATGTCTTTTGTCAATCCAGCCCTATATCCGGCAGTTGCAGCAGCTTTTTTAATTCCAGTTGAGGGAAATCCGAATTTTGCACCATTTTTAAGTGCTTGTAAAAATATTTCCTCTACTTTTTTTGATTCCTCATCATAATTAATTTGTGGTTTTTCGGAAATCCAGTACATAGATTCAATAAAATCTATTACTGGATTTTTTGCTTCTCTTGTTTTGACTTTTTTTGTTTGCTTGTCAAGTATCTTTTCTTTTTGCCTATCTGAAAAACGGTTACACAATAAGGGCGTATCCCCTATTATAGTCAGTTTAAATGTTTCCCTCTTGATTTCTGGTATTTCGATTAAATCAATTTTGTTATTTTCTTTTGCCATGATTTGATACTCCTTCCGGTATTCTTTTAAATTTTTAATATGCTTTCAACCCAGTCAATGATTTTTTCAATTACAACTCTGCGTAAACTTTTACATCTCCTGCATTTTATTTCGATTATATTGTCGCGTTTAAATAATAAAGTCTGTCCGCATACGTTGCATTTTACTTCTACTTCTACATCATTATTCATATACCTCCATTCCTTCCATATTTTTTTACATTATAATTCTTATAACTTTTTATAATGTATTTTACCTTGCCGCGCCACGCCAAGCCACGCCTTGCCGCGCCACGCCGTGCCCCGCCATGCCTTTATATAAAAATATCGCTGTTTTCAGCGACAAATTTATGCATAATAAAAGGACGTGTGTTTTATCACGTCCTGGTTATTTATTGAATAACTCATTAACTTGTTTTGTTACATTTTGGACATTTAAAATCAGATAAACAATTCTTTGTTTTCATTTTTAAATTCCTCGTATATCCTGCGATATTCTTCTGGATTTTTAATCCACAACGAAGAATTATAGCTATTGTATTTATAATGCATTTCTGCACCACGTTCCGCATATTCTTTTAGGCTTGCAGGTTCTACATATCCATATTTAACAGCTTCTTTGCACATTTTTGTCATAGGTAGCGGCATGTAGAAAGTAGAGCTAATATAAAAATTCGGGTTTATATCTTTAATCCGCTTGATGTACTCAATTGTCAGCCTGATATCTACCGGTGATTCTCCAGGAGTTCCAAATATTACGCCAGAGCATATTTTAACATCGTATTGGCTCATGATTTTGGCACATTTTAGATAATTCTCAAGGTGACTCTTTCCTTTTTTCATGCGCTCAACTACTGCTGGACTCCCGCTCTCAAGTCCTATAGTGACCTGCTTTAATCCACTATTAACTATTTCGTCCAGTGTATTTTTATCGGTTTTGCATATTTCATCGGCTCTCGAATCACAGATCCATTGAAGGTTATGCTTCATCATAAGTTGACTTAATGCCAAAGCTCTCCCGGGCATCGTGAATATTGTAGCATCGAAAAAAACGCACTCTTTCCAATCGTATTTTGACATCAAGTAGTCAATATCACCCTGCACTCTTTCAAGTGGTAAAAACATCAATTTTCGCTTTGGTACTGTGGCACAGAAAGAACAGTTTCCAACGCAGCCCATTGATGAAACATACATGAAGCGTTTAGTTTCCGGATTAATATATTTTTCAATATCTATCAACCAAAATGGTAAAGGGTTTTTGCCTGTATCGGTATCTCCCTGTATAATCGCATCAACATATGGGCTGAAAAGTGTCTGCTCTGGCAGACTGCTACAATGAGGCCCACCCCAAACAACTTGAACATGAGGAAACAATGTTTTAACCCATTTTGATACTTTGTAAGCTTCTGTTAGTTGGTAACCCGTGTAAACCGAACACATAAAAAAATTAGCCCGTTCAAGCTCTGTGGCTAATTTAGTTTGGTAATCCGGTTCAACTCTTTGGTCTATAATTACTATGTCCTTTTGTACCATGTTTGTGGCTGCGGCTAGAAGAGATATAGGCATGTAATGTGCCGTTTTAAATTCTTCAAGCTTCGGAAAAAATAATATTGTTTTACTCATATTTTCGCTCCATTATCATATAAAAGTAAACCATTCTTCCTTGCTTATAAGTTTTAATTTTCTCGGCTTTTGCATAGGCGTAACCAGTTGAATGGCATGCATTAACATTTCTTCATTTATATAAAATGTCTCATATTCCTTATCGTATCTAAGCATCAAACTGCGGACATGTCCCTGAGTAAACATCTCGTACAATTCAGCACCTTTATTCCATTTGGCACAATCATTGCATTGAATAGCGTTGATTCCAACAGTTATGGAGTTTTTCCTGCTCGGGGTTGGCTTTACGTTTTGGCTGTGCTGAAATAATCGTTTAATAAATTTAATCATTTTTATATTCGCTCCTTAAATAATTATTTATTCGCTCATAATAAACCTGCTTCATATATTCAGAATCAAAGAAATACTCGCTTCTCGGTCTGACAACAATAGAGCCGCCAAAACCGCGCTTAAAGACTGCAATGTTTTTCTCTTTCTCTGTTGGATAATAGTGCAAACTATTTTGCGGTTGGTCACCAAGTTCATAGTACTTAATGCCCTTTGTTCGTAATACGTCAAAGGCTTTTGCTTGTAGATAATGAGTAATATTACAATCCTTAAATTCTGGCTTTGTAAATCCCATAAAATAGTACGCCCAATCTTTATAATGCAAAACATATATTGCGCCTGCTTCTTTGTAATCGCAATAAGCTATCAATAAAAATCCATATTTACCTAACCAACTATTTAAAATGTAAAAAGCCTTTTCAGGTCTTGTTTTTTTACCAGCCGCATTAAAATACCCTTCCATAAATCTGTATATTGACTCTGTATTATATTCGTGTGATGTTATAAGCTTTTTAGACCTTGCTATAGCCGCCTTGTGTCCTTTGCTTGGCTTCACATCATCCAAATCCAAGATGCAAGTATAACTATTAATCGCCAGATAGCTCTTAATCTGCGAATCAACCTGTATCCTCTTTATATTGTGTTCCTGTGCCAAATCCTTTATTGCTGATAATATTTTTTTGTCATCATCAAATCCAGGAGAATAAAATTCCTCGCCTTCTTGAACCAATGGAATAAATTTATTGTTTAAAAAAAAGGAACGGTCCGAATAAACCATTCCATGTTTGCTATTTAGCAGGTATTCTAGCCATTCTTGTGATCGCCAGAAATTATCCATTGTTAGTCCTTCTTTTTTATCGAATTTTTTGTTGTTCCCAATCTTTACATATATGATCTACAAATGTCTGTTTTGTGTCTGCCATTCTATAGTTATCACAATTCCATTTACCAGTAAATATTTTATCCTCTAATTTATTGCAACCTAAACACGTTTTACATTTGCCTTTCATAATATCCATATTGACACTCCCACCTCAAATTGACACTCCCATTAATTTAAGATGAGGCTTATTAAAAATTTTAGCCCCGGTAAGGTCAATCTCCGGAGCTATTTGTAGGGGGGTTAAAGCGTGAGATTTAATTTTTTTCACATCATTATTGTATAACATATGTTCTGTCAAGTAAAGTAACAAATAGTAACACTTTTTTATAAATATAGGACTAATGCCCTATATACATTGATATACTATAGATGTATAATTAATCATAAAGTAAATTAAGGCCGCGGGCGGGAAAAGCCGCCGAGTTGTGGAGGTATAATATGAATAATGCAGAGGAAATGATTAAAAATATCGGTAATAAATTATATGAAAGTTTCAAAGATGAAAAAGATGGCGTTAAATATTCCAAAGACCTTGCATGGAAAGTGGGAAATGAATATATTATTGGTAATTTATGCGCAAAGAATATAAATGTATTAAGGATAAAAGCTAAAAAATGGGCAGGTGGTAGCAATTTTAGGCTTTATATTACAGGGAAATTTTACTATTACAAATCCGATAAACAAATTGGATACATAGATGTATACAATAAAACATTTACAGAAAATAAACAAGAAAAGGAAAAAATATTAGATGCGCTTAAAGATATAGACTATATAAAAATAGATGTAATTTGGAATAAAATAGTATCTGTAATATTAAAGGCATTAAATGAGGAGGTAAAATAAATGGTGCAAAGGAAACTATCACCTCAAGAACAACTGATAGTTGATATGCTGAAACAGGCAATGTCAACTCGCGAGATTGCTAATGTATTAAGTATATCTCCCGGAACTGTCAGAACACATATATATTCAGCGTTAGTTAAGACTGGATGTAAAAATCGAATTGAATTAATAATTAAGAGGTCTGTTTAATCACAACAGACCTCTTTTTTCACAACTCATCCCTCCTTGACTCTTAATAATTTCTCTTGTATTTTTTTTATTATCCTACAGTCTATCATTTTGCAATTTTCTTCCGATTCGTTGACCTCTTTAGAAATTCCACACCAACTATATTTAGGTTGTCTTATGTCGTTTTGCATAGGAGTAATAAAATATCTCATTTCTATTATGCTACGTGCCGGTTCTTTGAGATAATAGTATACGTTGTTTATTGCTATCAGTAGTCTCATTTTCTCGTCTAATTCATTCTCAAGGTCTGCTATATACTCTATTCTTGTCAGTGCCATTATCTCAGTCTTAGATACATTATTATGCGTTTTAGGCTCGTCCGTTATCACTGTCGCTTTTAATCCTGATATATTCATTTTTTTGTATGTATCAAGTGCTTCTTGTAAATTTTTTAATTCTTTTTTTAGATTGTAATAGTTGTGCAAATAGAACCTTATTTCGTTTGTATTCATTATCCACCTCACAATATTAAATTTTAAATATTGATTCCAAAAAGCCTATTTTCCGAACTTTACTTATTTCAATTCTTACGCCACTTTTTTTCTCGCTGCCAGCAATCTCAACATCAATCATGCCTTTGCTATCAAGTATTCTTTTTACCTTTCCAGTCAATATAATCTTATCGCCTTCTTTAATCTTTTTCACACTACCAAACCCCCTCGTTAAAACAACTATCGTATAGCTCACATTCTTCGCACGCAATCTCTTCACTATGTATCGTATCCTCAACAAAAGCTTCTATTATATAATCTGGTGTTTTACGTTCTTTCATTTTCTTTATGCCAATATTGATTTGTTCTTGTAGCATATTACATAACATCTTTACCCCTCCCATCCCGATATTAAATTTTTAAATTTTGCAATTTCTTTGTATTCTTCTGCACCGATAATCACTATTTTTATGTCAGGATAATGCTTCTTCATGCGGTTTAACTTAGTCCGGCTCTGCTTATCCATATACCCCTTGACTTCGTGATATTCGTTCCTTGCCGGTATGTAAAAGTCACATTTATAAAATCTGGTACCTCTCTTTACTGGAAACTCCCATTCTTGGACCTCATACTCCCACGGCTCTTTAATAAAATTAAGGTATCTTGCATAATTTGCTTCCCATGAGCTGCGGAAGTATCTTTGTAAGTCTTCTCGCCATCCGCCTTTTATAGTTGGTTTCAGGATTACGCCTTTCATTTTTCCCAGATAGGCGATATGTTCCCGACACTTCAGATCAGGATTCTTTTTTAGTACTTCCTTGAGCTGTTCTTCTGTCCAGTTCAATTTCGTTCCTTTCTCAATTCTTCCATCTTGCGGCTTACCCATGTGTTTATTTTTTCAAAGTAAAATGGCTTTCGACATTCAGGACAACAGGGAAGCATTTCTTTGCTTCTGTATTGACTTTCCAGATTCCTAAAAACAAGTAACCACGGCTTCCAGTTAATAATCTGTTTACGTTGTTCCAATAAATATTTTGACTGTTCGGCGAATTCTTCATAATGATTTGATATCTTTGTCAATGCTTCATAAGGATCAATTATAGCTCCACAATCGTCACAATATACAAGTCTGTTCCTGCTATCAATTGTGTAATTAGGCGTTTTGTAGCACTGACAAAGCTTTTCTAGACTGCGTTCTACTTTGAGAACATCGAATCTTTTGATATTGTCTGGTAATTCACTCATTTCAAATCCTCCGCTTCAGTAATCATCTTATCTGCTATTTCCTCTGACTCTTTCTTGATTTCCTCTAAAAGTTTATCTTTGTTCGGAAGATTTGATTTTTCAATGTCTTCATACCTTTTCTTTAATACATCATATTGCACCCTATATCGCCTCAAAAATGTAACTTGATTTTTAGTCACCCTTTCATCAGCCTCCTTAAATCTTCCTTGACATAATATTCCTTTCCCAATCCCTGTAGTAAAGCCTCTGCCCGCTCCCCAAATCCCTTCCAGTCTATGGACTTCTCAATCTGTTTTAATTCCTCATTATACTCACTGCCCCTGCAGTTATCGGAATTGAGCTTGCCGACTTTGTAGAGGTCCACAAATTCATGGGTCAATTCAATAAGTCCCAACGTCTGTTCCGGGTCAATTACCGGTTCCATGGACACCCAAGTTTTTATACCCTGTTTATGAGCATAATTCAAGGCGGCTATCCTGTTCATGGGGATTTCCGCATTTGGCTCCCATTTGCGGCTGTCGTCGGTTGACGTAAAGGTTAATGTGCTGCCGAAACTGTCGCTTGGCTTGTAGAGGTCGAAGTCACGGGCTGCTCTCATGCCACCTTTGGTGAGGATGGAGAAATAAGCCCCCGCTTCTTTGATGGCCATCATTATTTCTCTCGTTGGCGTGGTGTCAATGTTTGAAGGATAAGGGTCACAAACGAAGCAACAAAGAATCTTTTTACTCACGTATTTACCGCCTGATAATTGATTTTTCGTAGCCTCAACAATTCCTTCCCGAATCTTTGGTTTATTAAAACTGCAAATGCAATCTTTTAGTGTATACCTTTCTGCCATACCCCTTGCATAGCAGTAGGCACATAAATGGTCACATCCCTTATAAATATTTATTGCGAAATCACTATATTCCTTTGCCCGTGTTCTCGGCTCATAAATTGGTCTGAACATCCTTCTCTTCCTCCCTCACCCTATAATTGCCTGTCCCCATTATGTCTGCAACTGCGTATAACGCCTTTTTGTATCCCGCAAGGTATGCCTCAGCCTTTGCCACTATCATACGCCTATCTTGTTCCTCTCCCTCTATCAAGTCCCTGAAATATTTTTCAAGCCCTTCAAGGTCAAATTTAGCTTCTTTCTTGCCATCATAAGTTGTAATCATTGCTTTTCCCCTCCATCAGTTTCCTTATCTTTTTCAACTCCCAAGTACATTCCCTGATACCGTACCAGATAGGTACTACCAAAATACATATCTTTAAACCATCCCACATAAGTTCTATGCTTTTGACTTTTGCGCTATCTGGTAAATCTACTACAAACACGTACAATATAAACATGATGATATAGGCTATATAAATCATTTCTCTTTTTCCTCCTTCAGTTGCCCCATGAAATCCGTAATATCCTTCAAATACCCGGGGCCATAGACCGTATGCACAGTCGGACAGTAGCAGTACTGCCGCCAACCACTATACCATTTGACTATTCCCAGCACCGTCCCACTATAGGCATTTTTGCATTCCCAGACTGATGTTTTCAGCGGCTGCTGGGCGGCTTTTTCAAAGAGTAGATATTCATATTTTGTTTGCATGGTTTTTCGCCTCCACAAACTTTTTCTGCTTTAGCTCGGAAATGCAGTCAAGCAGTGCATCAATTGTAATGTCAATGTTTTTGTTGTATTCTTCTACCCGCTTTGGAGTTCTTTTAATTTCATAATCTCCACCACCACAACTACAACTTGTAGAGTTAGGAAGTTTCAAATAATCAGCCAACTGAAGTTCAAAATAAAATTGCCTATTATAACCCATGTGAGTTAATAATATTTTTTTACAGAATTTACTGTTTGATTGAATATAATCGTTCTGTCTGCAATAATCGGGGTATTTTGCGCGGAGTTCCTCAATGTAATCTATTCTATCCTTAACTTGCTGAACAAAAGCTTCTTGGCTCTTATCTGCACTCCAATAAAAATCATCCTCTTGCCTAAATCCATCTAGTGTAAAGGCTAGTTTTACAGCACTGCTCCAATCTTCGCTGTTTTCCTTCATAGACAGGAATTTAATTGATTCAAGAGACAAAGCCTCTTTTAGCTGTTCTTTTAATTCCAAGTGCTCTTTTTCCTTGCGCTCTTGCATTTCTCTATATTCCTGGTTACGCTTTTCCTGTAATGTCATTTCTTTTCACACTCCCCTTCACATTATTAGTAATATCGTCACCCTTTACTGTTTCCCTTTTATTATTAGTCAACCTCAAACAACTATTTACATACTCACATGAGCAAATGCTACTATCTGGTATTTCATCCTCGAGATATTTCAATATCCAATCCATTTTCCCATAGCAATGTGGCTTACTCATACTTATTTTCTCCTCTCATAGACATCTTTAAACCTTAATTAATTCCCTGATACTAATTGATAATTCCGTTTCCATTTAATAAAATCTTAGCAGGAATCCACTATGCCTTTAGGCTAGTGGTTGTTGACTTTAACCCTCCCAGTTCCATAATTTCTGCATTCCCTTTGCTGGTATTGGCTCTTCTAAAGGCTGAATGTCTTCCAAAATCCAAGCATAGCGTCCAGGAGTATAATCACCAAAATAGTACTCATTACCACTTACAAGATATCCTGTTTTAAGTTGAGCCGTATTTTCTCTTTTGTCTTCGCTTATTATTTTAAAACAGGCCGTCAATTTACAAGTTGCTATAATTGCGCCAGTTGGAAAATCCCTTTTAAGTACTAATCCGTGCTTTTTTAAAGCTTTACGAAACACCTTTGCGTGACTTATAGGTATATTTGCATTATTTTTTTTTGCTGCTGCATGTATTGCCAACTTGCCCCGATGTTTAGTTGACCAACTCCGAGTTTCAATCTTTTTTTCTCCAGTGGCTACCATCGAAGCCCATGGCTGGAAAAGTGTAATAGTTTTCATAATGACCATCCTTTACTTGTCGAATTGATAATTATGTCCATCCAGTTCAAACGGTCTTTTCACCCTCAGACATAATATTTTTCATTTTGCACCCATTAAAATAACCTTAATTACTCATATAATTTTTTAAAATGTGCAATAAGTTATTGCATTGCACCAGTGGATATTCTTTTCATTTCATAGCCTTCTGACTGGTCTATAAACATATTAACAGCCTTGTTTATATCATAACTACATCTACTACTTCCAGTTACAACGCCTAGTAATTCTAGTATTTTATTATTTGCGTCATTTACTAGATTCTTTTCACAAAGACATTCTATCTCAGAGCATAATCTAATTATTTTATTTCCCTTTTTATTCATAATTTTAAACTCACTCCTTCGCGCTTTCTTTATATAATGCGTACTAATTTATAAAACTCATTTGCCCATCCATTATGTGAGGAGCCTGAGTTGCAACCAGTTTTATACTCCTCTTTTTTTTATACTCGTTGTATTGCTGACGGTATCTGTAACTGTCTCCAAAAACGTTCCATGCAGCCTTAACCAGATTAGGTTCAAAAGGTCTTATTTTTTCTAAATCCTCTACCGCTTTAGCAGATATAGAACACCCACAACAACCTGTTCGTTTTAACCCATACACCTCATACGCATCTGAATATCTAATTTTATGATAGTCCTTGTACCACTGCTTGTCCGCGTCTGACACATAATATAGTGGTCTAAGCCGATACTGCCCATCTGCCGTTTCTGAAAAGCACATAGATGTATTATCTTTGCGTGGAACAGACCTCATTCCACCCTCGTCTCTGCGCTCACCTGTGATAACCATATCGAACCCTTTTTGCGCCTGATGAGCCACATGTTTTTTGCAGTAGTCACAGCACTTGTTGCTTACTTTAAAAGGGATTGGATTTTCTTTAATAAAGTCAAGCATATATTTTGAAGAGTTTATGACAAGCTGAATGTCAGGTCGTGGCTCTCCTGCGGAATTACATCCACACAAAAAATTAATTGTTGTTTCACACCCTGGGTATCTCGCTTTGAGTTCTACTCGCTTAGACGCTTTATCCTCTGCGTTTGCATATTCATCAGCGATTGACAGTGGAATGTTTTTCTTTTGCACTCCCTCCAGTCCAGCTGACATAATTTTTGATACAAACGGTTGCCCATGTTCCCTTGTAGCTAGTACGATGTTCTTTTTTGGTCTGTGTTCGGTGATTGTGATACCGTAAAGCTTTTCCATTTTGCGCACATGGCGCTTTATTGCCTCCATCTCCAATCCAGTGTTAAAAAAGCAGTATTGTACAGGCGGCAGATTAAACATTTGTCGTACTGTCTCTATTAAATGAAGCATGATGTCACTGTCGCTCCCGCCAGAGTAAGAACAAATCGCGTTTGGATGCTCAATTAGTCTTTTGGCTATAATGCTTTTGATTGCCTCAAACTTACGTGGTGCTTCAAAGTCTGCATATGCTGGTCGGTCTGTATATACTTTACTTTTAAAATCAGTTGTCATTTTCATTCCTCACTCCTTCGCATTTTTACCAGACTATCTATTAACACTTTTTACTCCACGTCCTCCCATCTATGAGTTGTTTGCCAATAATGGCCACCTTCAATGATAGGAAATTGCTTTAAG